CATCATAAATCTTCTGCGTGGGTCATCAGGCTCGCCATCTACACCTTCCTTAAAAGCCCTTCTTAAAGACTTCTTGTCAGACGCCGCTGCTTTAAATGATGATAGCTCATCCCATTCTTTACGAATTTGTTTTGCTTCCTCGCGACTATAACCCTCTTTGTTTAGACCAGCAATGTTTGATAGACCCTTCTCATTTAGGAAATTCATTTGGGCCATACCGATTGAACGGTGTTTCTTAATAGAATCGGTGTGTTCTAAAGAGGCAATATTTAAACGCTCTTTAGTCTGATCTCTAGAATCACCGGCTAGAAAGCCATGGAGTAATGTAATACGTTTAGCAACCTCACGTAGACCAGCCTCGTTGCGAGCATTGGATTCCACCATATGCTTACCTTGGGCGGCAAAGTGATCTTTATCTCGCGCAACAGTTTGTTTACGTGTTATATAGTCAGCCGCTAACTGTAGACCTTCAATATTTCTAAGAATCTCAACGTTCTTATTTAGCTCACCAATCCTCTTAGTTAATTCTTCAAATTTACCTTTAATACTGTCTAAAGATTCTGTAGCCCTTTCAGCAGTAATCCGAGTTCTAGTAGCACTCTCTTGGGCCTTTAACTCTTTAGCTCTATCCTTTGTGCCTTGTTTGCTATTGTTTTGTTTATTCGTTGGCATTTTGTATATCCTCGTTGATCCTGTTCATTAATAAGCTAGTGTATATTTCCCTTTCCCACGGCATCATATTATCTAACTCTGTTAAACTGTAATTATACTCTCCCATCAACGAGAAATTCATCCTAAAATGATTTTCTAAAGAATCGTGCGAAAGAGCTAGGTAAAAAAATCTATCAATCCAATAATGTCAAATTCGTTTTCAGTACCACATTTCTGACATCTAAACTTACCATCATATATTAAATATGGCGTTTCTGCTAAATACTCGACAATTATATTAAATTGAGCAGTATTTAGGCTCTCAATAAAGTCAATACGTGCTTCCTGTGGTACTAACCTAGCGTCATGGGATTCGTCACCAATATAAATGGTAACTAATGACGATGCAGCAGCATCAATTACCGCTGTGGTTTCATCAGTATCGTCCCCGGCTTTATCACGCTCAGAACCGATATTAGCATAGCATAACTCTAATGATACATTACCGTCTAATTTAACGATTCCTTTATCTTTAGGATTAATATTCTCAATTGTAGCTTCACCAATAGGAACATCAATATCATTCCAATGGCCGCATTCTTCGTTAATACACGCCCTAGATGTATTAATAGTTTCACCAATACTTTTACTTCTTAACTGCAAGAATATATATTCAATATCGTATTTAGCTAAAGACCAAGCGTCAGTGGGTAATTCAACACACTCCTGGATAATTCCAACGATTGCTTCAAGTATAGCCCGTGAATCTGCTGACTCTAAAGCAATCATTAGTACTTTCTCTTCGCGTATTACGTATGGTCTATATGTAACTATTTCATTCAATGATGGTATGGTTAATCGGTACGTCGGTACCGATATATTTGGTAATGTATTCATAATATATGTCCTAAATTATATAATTCCTAATTGTCTTCCTGTTCCTCGTACGATATCTCCTAAATTGCCTATGCGATCTAGTATAGATTCACCGATGTTTCTTTCTTCCCAATCATCAAATGACATAGTGATTGAAACCTGCAATAAACTGTTCTCATTACTATTAGATAATTCAATAGCGTTAACGGCAACAGGGAATGCATTCTTCAGTTGTACACTATAAGCTGGTACAAAATCATTTGATTGGGTCATTTGTTGAATAGTGATGTCCGTTACATAATCATTTTTATATGCCATGTGCTTACTAGCACTGTCGATAACTAGATTCTGCCACGAATCAAAGTATTTCTTAGCATAATAATCATTAGTAAGAATGTATGTAAAGGTAACCTCGTCAACTAAATACGAATATGGTTTCTTAATTGATTTGTGGGTAATGAATGACTCCATTGTAGCAATACGTTTACCTGGAAGTTGAACTGATTCACATAGGAGAAACATATCTCTAGGGTCATTAATAAATGCCATAGGATCAATTGTACCACCACTTAAATAAGAACCAGCCGCATTAGATATTAATCCACCTATGTCCATATTTAGAATACCATCACCCATAGGGGCCTTCATTTTAGGATGGGTAATATAGATAGCAAACCTATTTGCACGTGCGACCCCTCCACGTTTTCCAATGGTTGATTTTAAATCATCTATGCTTGTTGGTAACATTAGTATTTACTCCTTGAGTCTTTCCAGACGGTAGTTTTCTTAGCCTTTGCAAAGCTCTCGGTTGGTAAGAATATAGCCATATCCCATTCAGAAGCTTCTACTTTCATAATCTTAGAATCTACGTGGGACAGCAAATAATGTTTAAAACATGGGGCAAAGTATTTAAATTTCTTTGCTGATTTTAATAGATCATATGTTATTTTTAATCTAGTGGTCTCATCATACTTTTGGTTATTAGCAACTGTGCTTAATCTATCTAAAAATATAGCTCTTTGTTTTAATGGTAGATAATGTAGGTTTAATCCATAGAATCCGCCAGGGGCCTGTTGAACCATAATAGTTAAAGGAAACCTATCATAATATTTTAGGGTCTTTCTATTCTTTGGATCATAGGCATACATAAACATATCTCCCACCCTAGGGCGTTGCTTCTTCACTAAGCGTGGGTCTTTCAGTACTTTATGCATATTCATATCATTCATTTTGCCTATTTGCACACGGAACCAGTCTTGAGCTTCTTTAGATCTCTTTTGTAGGCCCTTTCGAAAGGCGGCGGCTTCTAGTTTGTCAAATAGTGATTCAGGCATACTTATATTTATAGTTATTTCTTAACTTTCTTTTTAATTCGTTTAAAGCTCTTCCACTTACCTTTAGCTTTAGGAGTCATTAAATTAATGCCAAAGCCCTCTAAGGTTTTCTCTGTCCATATTTCAAACCGATAACCACGTTGTTCAGCATACCTTTTAGCATACTTCCATTTAGAGATATTCTTCATATAGGTTAAGGCCTCATTAAGATTCTTCTTCTTAGGTTGCTGAGTTTGCTTATGTGGTTTAATTTCAACTAAAACTACTGTACCATCTTTAAATTTAATAGTCATATCAATAAAATACCTATGGGGTTTACGATCGGTAGCACATATATAGGGAACTATGGTCTCTTCAGAATTCCACCAAAGGATCTTAGGATGTTTTTCTACCCATTTAAAAGCTTGTTTCTCCCAATAAGATCTGTAAGTTACTTTAGTGTGATCCCCTTTATATCTCTCTGGGAATCGTACTTTGTATTTACCTTTATAAGTCATATGATTATTTATGTTAGTGCTATAAATAAGTATATAAATTAACACTAACAGGTAACATTATGGGTAATCCTTTTTCACCAATTGCAGATGGACTCTCGGACTTTTTCGGTGGCTTAGGTGACGCATGGGCTGGTACTGATGGTAAAGAGTTACAAGACAATTTGTATACATCATACCCGGCTGATCTAGGTAATGATGGAATGTCTGAGTTTGAATTTAATAGTGATTGTGCTATTTCATCAAAAGAGTATGGTGATAAACGTCAGCAACAGGCTATTTGGCAAGAGGAGTCTGAAACTCCATATATGTTATTCGAATTCTTAAGACTTATTGAACCCGAAGATATTGAAGCAGAAATAGCGCAGCTTGAGGCCGAGGCATTAAAAAACCAGCCCGAAATTGACAGGCGTGGACGAGAGGTGCTATCAGACCAGGATCAATATGCAAAAAATATAGAGGGGGCGGGAAAACGTCTTGGTGAGTTAGTGGAGTCTATGAAGGTTGGCCATGCTAAGAGAAAATTAGTTAATACTGTTGCCTTATATATGCCTGCGGCTACTGCGATGAGTGATTCAATGAGTTATGCTCAAGATAGTAGAAAAGCTGCAGCGGTCCTTGAGAGCATGGCCAAAGATGGGCTGCCTAGCTGGGAAGATGCAAAAGTTAGTGCTGCCTATGGTGGTGCTGCTATTGGTGCTGGTCTTGCTACTGGCCTTAGTAAACTATTTAAAGGAGCATCAAGTGCGCTGGGTGGCGTAAGTGTCGGTGGTCTTGGATCACTAGT